ATCATCTGGGAATCTCTCCATCATACGTTCCAGATCTTCTCTGCCGATTGGATCCTCTTCTTCACCACCCATGCTTTTTATTCTCCCATCACAAGCCGTCGAGAATTCTTCCATCGTCATGGACCAAAACGTTTTTGGTGTAAATCCCAATACGCCGAAAGCCATCTCCATATACTCCTTCCATGGAAACTTATTTAGCTTTCGGCCTCGTCGTTTTTTGGGGAAGTCCCCTGCATGGCTACTTTAAGAAAGTCCAATGCAATCGAATAGAAATTGGCTACACCGGCCTCTACCATTGCCTGACCAATCTCTTTCCGATCTATCTTCTCTCCAGAAGCCAAGATCCCCTGATGGATTACATCCACGATCTCAGAGCTTAAGAGCCTTCCTTCTGATGCTCTCATGGATAATTCAATAATTCCTTTTCCACAGTTGTCGATTCCATCAATCGCCTCAAAAGAGGGACACAGTGTATAGTCCTTTCCATTTAGCTGAATTGTCATTTCACCGCGACGTTTGATCATTAGGTTGTTCCTATTAGGCTCTGATTAGAGAATATGCCCCTGCGTTCTCAAGACTGATTGTGTAAGTCTGAGCGCCGTTGTATTCACCTGCGTATTCAAGACTGGTTATGTGAAAGGTTCCCTGGATAATATCTCCATTACCAAAGACAACCTGGAATTCCTCTTCATTGCTGGCTGCTGCAAATACCAAGTCTTCTACTAGGTTAAATGCTGCATCATCCTTGAAAATACCTGATCCGCTGATAGAGAGCGTTTTAAGCCCCGCTCCAGACAGTAAGGCTCTCTGTGGGGCTGTATCTGAATCCGTAATGTCCACGGCTTCATTGTTTACAGTGACAGTCCTAGTGCGAAGACCGGCCACCGTGGTAAAGGTTGCCGGAGAAGCACCATCGCCAATCTTCAGCAGGACTTCACGACCTTTTTGTGCTGCCATGATTTACTCCTTCAAAAAAAAAGGGGCCACGCAAAGCGCAGCCCCGGTTACCGGATACCTACTTAAGTTTACAACTAATTTACAATAAATACATGATCATTGCCGAATGTCGCCACTTCCTTACACTCCCTCAACCAACCCGGCTCAATATCCTTCACATAAACTACCGGGCAATGCTCTTTGATGATTTCTTCCCACGCCTCTAAGGCTTCCTTGGTCTGGAGTTTGATGAACCCTAGCCCATCTGTCATTTTGACATGATCATCAAGAGAACCATATATCGGCATAGCATTTAATCTAGTAAATAGATTCCGTCTTAGACAGGTAAACTCCTTCTGATCTTCTTCAAAAGCATAAACCTTGGAAAAGTATTTACTTAACATAAACGCCCAAATACCTATAGATGCGTTTTCTTCAATCGCCAGAGAATAGCTGCTGACAAAAGTTAATGCCTCCCTGAGAAATTCCAGATCATCAAATTGGAAATTCTTGCATGGAGCCCATATGCCATTAACTCTTACCATGAAAAAATACGATCCGCCTTTATCCGATCTATCTCTTTTGCTCCAAGTTCATGGAGAAACTTAATAGGAGCATTATCGTCAAGGCCAAACCTGCTGCCAAAATTCTTTTTTACTTCAATCAAAATGACAGGATGGCATCTTTTGATTGTTTCCTCTGCTCCCTTTAAAGCAAGATATTCAGCTCCCTCAACATCAAGTTTCAAGAAGCCAAGGGATGAGAGATTAAGACCATCGATATCAATCATAGGGATCCCATTGCTTCTCTTTTCAATATATCTACCTCCTGTGTTCCCCTGATGACGGTGTTTGTCTTCCCATGCGATATGCACGTAGCCTTTCCTGTCCCCAAGAGCATTATTGGCAACAATTACGTTTCCGATGCCTTTCATGTTCAGTTCAAGGCATTCATAGGTATCTGGTGCTGGCTCAAACGAATATACGGTATCAAAATAATCCGCCATCATTTTTGACCACGATCCTACATGAGCGCCACCGTCAACCGCTATTGTCCAATCTTTTACATAAGTCAAAACTTTCTCAAGACGATCTAACTGGAAGCCATCTTCGCTTTCAAAATGCGGAACAAAATGTTCATCAGCATCAGGAAGCCAAAAGCTATTAACTTTTTTCACAAAATCTCCTTAAATAATTCCATGCTTCCCCCGACCGTATTTCCTTAATTGACCATTGTGAATATGCCGCCCTGTTTAAAATCATCTGACGTTCTTCTTCGCTTGGAAATATTGGGTTTTCAATAGAAATTATTGGTGTTGCCCACTTCTGAGCAAGGCCATATTCCGTATAAAACGGCACTCCATTAATCAATGAATCAATTGCGGAGTTGCTATGTCTTGTAACAAGAAAACTTGAATTATCTAATGCTTGATCTATCGTTTCAATGTTCTGATGAGATATCCTATCCCCTAAATTTGACATCTTTTTTTCGCTGGATGTTTTCTGCCTATATATAATAGGACGATCCGTATATAACCTAATTTGTTTTATTATTTCTTTTTCCCACGATTCAAATTCGATTTTGTATGCTACAGATGATTTTATTGTTACCCCGATTAACAATATCGGATCTGTCGTTCTTTTTAATGGTTTTGTTTTTATCGCTGAATCATTAAATCTATCTTGCGGAACATTAACATCAATCATATGTTCACACTGATATGAATTAATGGATACCTTGTAATGTCCATTTAGGTCGCCAGCATATTTTGCTCGCCCCCAAAACCCACCATCAAAATATACTGTCTTCAATCCTAGATCTTCATAATCTTGTTTTAACTTAACCGCTTTTTCACTAAGGCCGTAGAATATAGCAACATCACTAATAGGCTCTTTATACTCATTTAAGTTACGTATAGTAAATTGATTAGAGAATGATTCGCATACAATGCGAGACTGCTTATTTTCCGTATCTACCCAAACAACGATATTCATGACAATTCTCCAAAATATTTTATATATTCAGCGCCTATCGAATATAGGCTAAATTTTTTTGCTTCAATTAAGAAATTATCACTAATTTGCTTTCTTATTTCGTAAGATGCTAAATCTGACAAATGAGCACTAAATTCATCTTCAGTAGTAAAAAATCTTACATCCCTAATCGCTGTCTCAAGATAAGATTTCTCCGGCCAGACAATGCATGGTGTGCCTGATCCATAACAATTAGCCAGCTTGACATTGCTTTTATAACTCCTCGATAGGAAATTAGCATAACTTGATCCCCTTACAGCTACCGCAACATCAACCTTAGATAGATCGTCAACAATTACGAAGTTACATATGTTTTCAAGTTTCTCTTTCCATTCCCCGAGAAACCTCGGATCGCCTTCATATCCTACCTTTTCAATCTTCTTCCTTATCGGATTGCGTTTAATCCAAGGGTAGTAATGATGATAGATGGTAGTGCAATGCTTGTATCCTATATCTTCCCTCATCGCCTTATTCGGGAAAATAACGGAGTCAATTTTCCTTGAACTAAATAAATCCTGAAAATACCTTCTAGCCTTTTCCTTGTCGAAATCTATCTCTGTCCCGTCTTGTCTCCATGAATCCAACACGTCAAATACAGTGATCGGAGAATTCGACTTATCCAGCTTCTTGACCATTACTGTAATATCAAAATGACCATCCTGGCAACCGGCGACCCAATCATCTCTGAGAGATGCTATTTGGATCCCTCTGATCTGGAATGTACCCCTGTTTGATGGTTTATCCCCTGGACTGAATCTAATCAAGCAAATATCTCCAAGGGATCCCTTTTTCTATCTCGTCTCGACTCCACTGCGCCCAAGCTATTTTTTCAAAAACAGGCTCTCTGTTTGGATAAATAGGATTATTAATTTTTGAAATTCCTTCTAAACATAGCTCTTTCGCTATCGTCGATGGCCCACAATAAAACGCCGGTACGCCATGTATAAGGCCCATAGTGGCCGAATTAGACACATAGACTACTACCGCGTAGGCTTCACCCAAAAACTCCTCTATCGGCCTCTCAGAGGGCGAGATGGCTATTTTAGTTTTTGGCAACAACTGACGACCAGGGTGAGGTCTATAAATAAGCTGTCTATCAGTATGTTGTCGTAATTCTGAAATGACAGTATCGGGCCAATCGCTCGGCATTGCAAGCTCTGAATATTTTCCGCCCCGCTGCCCACAGATTAATACATAATTACCGTCTTTCTTCCATGGCTTTAATTCGATATTAAGCGCTTTCCATCGTGAATTATCTCCCTGCGGGGTCCATCCTAAACCCATATGATTGTCTTTGCTTATCGCAAAATATTCCCCTCTCTTAAGATATCCGTTCTCCATAACGATATGTTGACCACCTTTATCCCTTAATCTTTGGCCTATCCTTTTTTGGACGTGATAACAGTTCCAAGTGATTAGGACGGTATTTTCATCGAGATCGTTCGGGTAGCCCATGGTGACTTTCCCTGGAAGACCTTTGACAACGGCCTCCCACGGATAATCATCATGCTGACGGATTACTACATAAAAATGCTTGTTCGAGAGTGATCTTTGGGAAGGCTTCAAGTCTGGATTCTGGACTGGCATTGAGGATAGTCACTCCGAGTTTTTTTGCTTGTTCTGCAAGTGAATCAAAATGCGGGATCATCTTGTCATAGGCATGGGGGCGGGTCGTGATCGAATACCCCTCGTGCCAATGGCTTGTTTCTTTGATTTCCATATCAAACCCGAGAAGAATAACGATTTTTGCACCGAATTGGATGGCAAGGTTGATAGCTGCATATCCTGAATTGTTTCCATGCCTTAAACACCCTGAATTTAGATCGATGCCTCCTGCACCTGTGAAGCGGTAGTTGATGATATCTGGATGCCCTACCTTTCCTCCCGAGATCTTCAGTCCTTTGTGTGAAATCAGATCTGGAAACCAGCCAAAGAACCTTTTGTCTGTGAAATAGACAATCTGTGCCCACGGGATCTTTTGATAGGATCTATTAACCGCAATGACATATTTATCTTTTAGTCTCTCCCAATCAAATCCTTTAAGCGAAGGACCAC